GTGCCTTTTCATTCTTTTTAGACATCTCAAATTCATGGTAATTACCTGCACCAGCACTTGTAAATATTAATGGTATGCCAGCAAGTGCGTCAGCACGAGTTTTTGCAACTTGGAATATATCTTTATTCTTTGGTTTTTTAATTGCAAATAATTCAGATCCTGTTGCTAATGTTCCACCTGCAGTTGCAATACCTGTAACTGTTGCACCAGTGAATGTGGAACCTGGTGAGTATATTATTTTTTCACCACTTTCAAAGAAATGATCAATAACAGTAAATTCTCCAGTCCCTAAATTTAAAGCTGTTGCTGGATTAAATTTTTTCTCAAATATTGGTATTGTATTTGTTTGTAATATAAAGTTTGTTTTATTAGATCTTGATCCATTAATCGCATCATATTGTGCGAGAGATAAAGATTCAGTAACAGTCCCATATTGCAAATCAAGAGGAATATTTAATAAATCAATATCTGTATAAAATGCTTTACTTAAAACTTGAACTTGAACACTATTTGTTCCACCTGTATATTCTGGATCTGGATGGAAGTTAAAGTTTAAATCATTTCCAACTAATGAAGATGAGAAAGTTCCTATACCAGATGTGCTTCCAATTGATAAAAATGGATATTGAGTGGTATGAGTGTCAGTTTCATTATGTACCACTAATACTTGATGCAATGCACTAGTTGAACCACTTGAAACTCTAACTATACTCTTAAAACTTGATATTTCTTCATGTAAGAATGTTGATATAGTTGTTGCAGCAGATACGTTTGCATAATTTGATTCAAATCTAACTGTTTTTTCTGTTCCATCTATCTGACCTGTAGATTTAAATCTATATGTGCTTATTCCAGCAGCAGTTGTACCAATACCAATAATTGATGATCTTACAATTATTTCATTAGATTCATCATTTTCATAATTTAATATAAATGCACCTGTTGATATACCTGATGTAAAATTACCAATAAAGTTAGATGTAACAGATTCTTCCGAATCAGTAAAGAACTCTGATACAAACGTATTTGTCCCATCATGAGTAGCATATAGTTCAACAAAATTAGTTTCTGTTGTATTTGGATCTTTAACTTCAATTGATGCAAAATAAGCATCTATATTACCAACTCCATCAGAAATTATTACAGAGGATGATGCTGTAGAAACTATCTTATTACTTCCACTTAAGTTAATAAAACCAATTGATTGAGTTCCTATACCAGAAAGGTCTGTATTGAAAGTATTTTGAAAAATTTTCAAGTCATAATCATTATTATCAGCATCATCAGGTGTAAATATCAAACTTATTAATCCTGATGAATCCATCTGAAACTCAATTTCACCTAAATCCGAAAGTGTATTATGAACATTTGTTTGTTCTGCAGTGAATACATCATTATCATCCTTAAATAAAACAATATCTGATAATTGAACATTTTTATTATTGGGATTTCTTAATTGAATTAAATATCTTGCAAAATTTGTGTTTATTGGTATATCTAAGAATTTAGATAATGACGTTGAAGTATTAGAGAATAAAGGACTAATATCATCAATTTCTAATACACGATTTGATCTACATTCAATATATGGTGATAATTTTGTATTTTGTAGTTTTAAGAATTTAGATTTATTATTTGATACATCAACATCAATTCCAAAATCAAAATTATTAATCGTATCAACACGTTTTTGATCTATAATATCAAGTGCTACTGTGTCAAGGAATGTGGTTGTTGTAACACCTGCACTGGTTGAAGATTGAATACCAACATCAGCAAAATTCTTTAAACCACTTGTGTGTAAAATTCTATTTACAGGATTTATTAAATCCTCAAAAGTTATTGAACTTTTAACAGTATAAGATAAATTTTGATAATAATCATTATCTGGTAATACTTGATAATCTTGATTTAATTTACCTACGTCATCTCTCCAACCTTGATTTTCTTTTAAAGAATAATCAACTTTAAATATTCCTTTATTCTCAGATATTTGATTTATAGTAGCTATATTACCACTATTTGCTCCTCTTATCCTTTGCCCATCAACTAGATTAAATGCACCAGGCTGATCTTCAACAATTTTTATAAATTCATCAGTAGATTCTGATACTGAAAGTTCAACTGGGGTGAATCCATCTCCAATAAAAGCAGATATTTTTTCACCAATTACAAAATTAAGTATTTTTTGTGTTACTGAGAAAACAGGATAATCATTTTTACTAATAATTTGTGCATATGAATTTTGATTTGTTTTTGCAATACCAGCATTACTTGTAAAAGGTGACAAATTAAATTCAACTTTTGCTGGATTATTATTCACCATTGAAGTAACTTTAAAGAAATTAAATCCATTATCTTCAGAATTAAATCCATCACCTTCTGTTATAGTAGAATGTGTATATTGTTGTATACCTTCAACAAATATTTCCTCACCGACAGAAAATGGTGCAGTGCTAAAACCTAATATTGGTGTTACTAATGTACATGTTACAATACCAGCAGAAGAATTAAAATCAACACTTTGTATAGATGCTCCATTACTATTATTGAGTGCAAATATTTGATGAGTAACAGGTGATAAACCTCTTGATGGCACGATAATTGAAGCATCAACTATAGCACTTCCATTAATCGTTGCTTGAACTGATCCTGTTATATCTTGTAATCCAGTATCAGGATTTACAATAACTAAATCTGGTGCTGATGTATAATTTTTACCACCAGAAATGACATTTACGTTAGTTATGGTATTTGAGTTTGTAATAGAAATTACAGGAGATACAAAAGCCTCTGGTTTTAAAGTATTGTCAGAGGAATATTCAAAACCTGGATTTAATATTCTAACACTGTTAATGCGATTAATAGTATTTGAATTGGGCAGTAAACTAGCATTTATACCTTGTGTTGAGGCAATACTGACAAAGGAAGGTAAACTCTTATACCCACTTCCACTATAATTAATTTTAACTTCATTAATTGCTCCAGATGGGTTTAAAGATTTTGTAGAATAACTTAATTTAGATGTTTCAGATGGTTTATATGATATTTTTTCTGGTTCTTCTCTAAGTGAAATATTAAAAATTGTTGATCCTGTGGATACCGTATCAAATACTTCAAATTCACCATTATAAACACTATCATTATATTCAATTGTTGAGTATTGATTTACATCAATAGTATCAGATGTACTAATATATCCACTTTTTTGAAGATTATAATATAAACTATTGGGATTATCTTCATAATAATTAAGAGTAACTGTTGCATCATCAATCTTGTTTATGCTAGTAGTGCCAATACCAACAGTACCAATACCAGTTACTTGGAAAGTATTAGTTGTTCCTGTAGAAACAAATTCATTTTTAAAATCTTGATCGTGATATAATTTAAATTCAAAACCCTCTAATGATGAATGACCTACACCAAAAACTAAATTATTATTTTTTATTACTTCTATTTTTGGATTTATAAGAGAAAATTCATGAGATCCACCAGTGGATGATAATTCAATAATTTTTATTGGTTCATTAATTACATCAACTGGTGTTTCTCCTAACTTAAAGTTATTATCATCTATTTTAAATACAAAATATGAATTTTTATCAATTAAACCTTCTGCAGGTGATGAAGAGGAATAATAAATTTTATCTCCAGTTTTAAAACTATGTGATGCGATGTTTACATTATTTGTAGAACTTGTAATTCCACTAGATGAACATGTTTTGGGATTTATAAGTATAAGATCGTTAAATTCATCATATCGAACATCTATAAATGAGGAAGTTCCTATACCTACAGATTGATTAGGTTTTAACTGTAAATTTATAATATCATTATTATTTAAATTGTGAGCAGTTGATAATGATACTTGAGCATGAATTCTTTGCAATCTACCAGTTACTTGATTAAAGTTTGATTCCAACAAATATTCAAAACTACTACTACCTACTTTTGTATCACCAACGAATGATAATCCCGATGTACTTGTTGTTAATCCAATTTGAGTAACAATACCAATATAATTATCTGATTTTCTAATAACAAATACATCTTGACTATTTGCAGATTCAGGAATATTAAATGTTGTTACACCATCATCATCAGATACTGTTAAAGCATATCCTGCAGCAGGTTTAGTAAGTGTTACCTTTTGATTAGTTACAAATGGGTGATTTGGTAATCTAATGCTTTGGAGGGGTGTAGAGACCACTTTAACCAAATCCCCCAAAGTAGATGTTGATGTAGATCCCAATCCAACAGCTGTTCCAACACCGATAGACTCATGGGGATTGAAGAATACTTTACGGTTTATTTCAGAATCAAATCCATTCGTTTTAAGTGGGATATTGAATGTATTTGGTATAAGATTTACTTTTGTTCCAACAGTATGTACTCCAGAAACAGCACCTCTCTTGACTCTTAATATATTATTTTCTTTAAATGTATTAAGAACTAATAATTTTTCTGTACCGATGCCGATACTACTACCTACAGATATTGGATCTGGTATTTTAGATAAGTATAAATCTGTAACAACACCTGTCGTAGTTGAATTTGGAACTTCTTGATATAGAATTGTTCTTGCTGTTTCAAATCCAATAACATGTGAACCATTTAAATTAACTATACTATCTGTACTTAATCCAGAAATAACAACAGTATCTCCATTGTTTAAGGGTGGTGATGTTGAAATAAAAGCAGATACATTATCATAATTACTATTAACAAAAACAACATTTTCATACGTATCTATTGTTGTATCAATTGACGTTACTTCTTTTCCTTTTATACTATCTACTGAAACACTTAATCCCCCACCATTAGTTCCAGTATTATCAAAAGTCGCAGAATTACCAACTTGATAATTATTTCCGTCATTTACTATTTCAATTGAATCTACTGAACCAAAAGTTGTTGATTCGACAACTGATACTTGAGTTGAAATTTCATTCGATTCTACAATAAAATCATTATCTGCAAAAGCATCGGACACTTTATATGGATAAGTATTTCTTATCAAATTAGATGTTTCAATCTTAAAATCTTTTTGAGTTAATTTATAATTATCAATTATAGGATTAGATCTATAAGTATCACCTATAAAGTATGGAAATCTAGGTTCTAATGATATTGTAGTAATTCCAGCAAAGTATGCATATGTTCCATTTGGATATTCAGGAGTTCTACAATATCTTCCATTATGAATATCTAAATCACCACTATTTTTGAAAACATAATCATCAGTAAAGAATCCTGTATTGAATGTTGATGGTCTATCAACAATATTAGATGCATCAAGTTCATATCCACTATTTAAGATTCTTATTATAGAATTTTCATCTGATGGATTACTATAACCATATGGTCCGTAAATTGGATTTCCATCATACGCCCAACCTATAATAGGTGAGTGTTCAATACCATCATCACCAAAAGCATCATTACCAATTTGTGTTGAGTATCCTACCAAGGAGTATTTTAACTTTTCCTGAGATTCAATCAATGCTTCAGATCCATATCTATTAAATGAGTTTGTTCTTAAACTTCTAATATTAGTATCAACTTTTAACTCAGAACCAGGAGGTTTAACTGTTATTGATGTAGTTTTTTCTTGGTAATTAAGACCACCTTTAAGTATGATAACTTCGGTTATTTTTCCATTTGCAACGACTGCTCTTAATTCAGCACCTAAACCTGTTCCAATACCAACAACTTCTAAATCGGGTGCAGTTTCATAATCTTTTCCTCCAGCTTGAATTTCAACATAACTTAATACACCTTCAGAAATTATTGGTTTTAATTGTGCATCTTTACCAAATTTTTTTGTAACATTTACTGGTTTTTCTAGATTTAATATATCTGATCCATAACCACTACCTTCTTCATAAAGATATAATTCATCTATTGATCCTCTAACAATAGGTGTTGCAGTAATAACACCAACATCCGTATTTGCTAATTCATATTTTAAGTTTAACTTAATATCAGGATATTTAAAAACTTGATAACCAGTTCCACTATTAGAAAATTTTATATAGTCCAACCTGAAGAAATCATCTGTAGAAGTTCCACCTAGTCCTGCATTTGTTAATCTGAATGAATTTTCGTCAACTATTTGAACATTATAAAAAGTTGATGTTGTTGTTATGCCTGTATATTCAACTAATTCACTAATCGATTGGGGTTGTGTTGATCCTAAACCAACATTTGTAGAATATACTATCTTATCTCCATCAAAAAATCCATGATTATTAAAATTAATTGTATGATTACTTGTATTGATACCTATTGGTTTTACAAATAATTGCCTATTTTGATAATTGCTACCAGCATTAACTACCTTTATATCACTTAATGTTAGTTGTTCTTTTAATAATTTAAATTTATGAATACCATTTTTACTAAAAGTTGTAAAACCAACTGTGTTTATTCCAGCATTATAATCATCAACATTTTGAAATAATTTGATTGTATTTTTATTTAAAACTGAGGGGTAATAAACAGCTGCATCAACTAAAGTAGTAGTGCCAAGTCCAACAACTGATATTGCATCATTTCCAACTGTTCCCACTCCAAGAGGATCATTACCATTTTTATCATAAACTAAAGGTAATCCACTTGAAATGTGATGATCAGTTAAAAATGTTATTGTTTCATTAATATTATCAACTCCACCTGATTGAGATATCATTCTACCATCAAAAGATATTTCTCTTCTTCTTTCCGAAGTTATTGGTTCAAAAACTGCTCCAAATCCATTACCACCCTCTATAGTTATTGATAATACTTTTTGTATATCAAAATTTTGTGGATCTACTTGTACGTTTGTAACTTCACCAATAACGACTGGTTGAACTAAAGATGTAGTTCCAGTTCCTGGTGATGAAACTGCGAATGTAGGTGGTTTTAAAACATCATAATTACTACCACCATTTAAAACTTTAACATCACTTAAAGGACCAAAAAATATTTTATCATCAGATTTATAATTTAAAATCTCCACTCCATTAATAAGTAAACCAGTTGCACCTGATAAAGTTTTTTCATTATTAGAATTTGTAATATTTACATTTAAAGGAAACTCTTTTAAAAGTCTTTGAGCACCAATTTTTTGTTCAATAGTTCCAATTAAAGAAAAAGTATGTGTTCCTACACTAGATAAAGGTTCAAACTCTTCAAAATCACCTATTGGAATAAATGATCTTGATTTATATAAACGTATTTGACTTTTATTACTTAAAACTTCTACAAAATAAATTCCCTCAGATAATCCTGGTAACACAGAACCTTGAGCAGTATATGCTATTTCATCACCAGTTATAAATTTTACATTTGAAGGAAATGAAATTATACTATATTTTAGTGTATTTGAATTATATCCTTGTAAATCTACATTTGCTATTGCACTTGGTAAAATAGATTGAATTAATGATGGTGTAATAGTATATGAAGGTAATGAGTTTGATGCAACATACATTTTTTCATCTGAGTCATTATAAACATTAGTAATATCAGATGTTATTATATTGTTACCAAATTCAATATCAACTACAGAACTAGTTGCTGTTTTTATTTTTCTTCTCAAATCATATTGTTTATTATTTGCAATATCTGGTATTACTGTAATTCCAGCAGCATTAAATAATGGATCAATGGTTATAGTTTGAGTCGATGGACTGACAATTTTAACAACTCCAGTTCCTGCTAAATTTTCTTCATTTCTAAACAAAATTTGAACTTCATCTCCAACCTTAATACTTGACTTGTCAATATCACTTGTAAATAATACAAAATTATTTCCACTTATACTACTAACTTGAAATCTTGAAGATGTGTTGTAAATCCATGAATTTGCAAATATTTCCTTTCTAGATTTGTTTGTTAAAGGATCAACTATTTTTTCACCAACATTCTTAACTGTTATTTTTTCACCCTCAGTTAATAATCTTATATCAGATTTTGGTTCAAATTCTGATAATACACCAGTTAATCTTAATTCTACTTTTTTAGTTAAATCACCATTTTCATAACCATAGTAGAACTCATTAGATCTAATATCATCTGTTGTTGATATTGAAGATACTATATTTTCACAATCAAAAAACTGATTTAATGATTTTTTATTATAGTAGATATTTGTATTAATTCCCGATACCACAAAGCCTGTAGTACCAAAACCAACGGTAGAATCCACTGTAATTACACTCGCACCTGCAGATACATTAGTAATTGATTTTGTAATACCTGGTATTGTAAAAGTACCTTCAATAAGATCTTTATCATTAAATCCTACAAATAAACCTAACTTGTAATAAACTTTTCCTTTTCTTGTTAATGGTTCAATTTCAGATACAGATGCTGCGATAGGAGCTCTTGTGTTAATATCAGTTGATTTAATTATAGTTTGACCTAAAAGATTTGTTGGATTGCCTGTTATTGCCTCTGCAAGAACAATTTCTCTTCTTATGTACTGAGCAGATGATGGTTTTACAAGATATTCTTCTAAATCAATTACTTTAGGTGTTTCATTATATAAAACATTAAATAAGATTCTAAATGATTCTTCAGTTCCTTTTGATTGATATAATGATTTTGAATTTTTTATAAAATTACTTACATCTAAATTATTAACAAAATCTATATTTTCTAATCCTGGTGTTAAAGTTGTTTTTGTTTTTTTATAAAATTCTTTTAAAAATAATGCACTAAGATTTATGACTGTTGCATCTGTATTGTGATTTGTAGCCGTAGAATCAGTAAATACAAGTTCATTTGGTTGATTAGTTGCATGATAAGTTGTAATACCACTAAAACCTCTTACACAACCAGTGAATGTATTTGTAGTTAATCCTGTATATGTAATTACCTCATCATTAATTTTGAATAGACCGTATTCTTTTGGAAAACCCTTGGTACTACTAACATTTACAACATTTGAAGTAGTTGTTATACCACTTGTTAGTGTTGTTTCACCTACTACAACTTCTGGTGTTAAATTATCTAATTTTATGTATTGATCTAAATTATCAGTCAGGTCAATCGGACCTCCCTGATACTCTTGAGAGATATAATACTGTTTTAAAAAATCTACTGCTTTTGGACTTTCAGATAGTAGAAATTCAGGAATTTGATTTTCAATTATCTGTTGGACTTTGACTCTCTTATCAATTCCAGTTGTTATCATATTATCCTCTTGTCAATGCTCCGTTTGAATAACTTGAAGTAACTTTATATCCAACACCAGATATCTGTTCACCAGATGTAATAGTGTCTTTAACCATATTTATGGCACTATCACCAACCGCAAATGTAAGATATAAGTCCTTTAAACTTAAAATATCATTTGACTCTGGGAATGCTTGAATTTCAACAATATTGTTTGATTTTTCAGTTGATATTATATTAATTGTGTTTAAAATTATTTCACCATGAACATAATCTACAATTCCAGCAGATGATACTACTAATTGATTACCATCACCCTTAACAACAGCTAGAACTCCCTTTCCACTTCCGTCTAAACTACCATCAGTGTTTTTATTTGGTATATCTGTGAAATATACAGTATCAGTTTGATTTTGGATTATAAATCCACTACTCTTAATATTTCTTCCTTCAGGATTAATATGAAATCTATTACCATAACATAATTCATATTGCACAAATTGATTTGTAAGTGCTTTAAGATTTCTTCTTATAATAACACGACTTATATTTGATGATATTGCATTATCAATGTTATCAATTACATTTAATACTTTACTATATTTAAATCTACCACCAAATTTGTTAAGATCGGTTGATTGACTATAAGTTGTCAACCCATTTATAATTTTAGTTTTTAAATTAGATACTGTAGATACTTTAGAAGGATCATAGTATACAAATGAATCAAGCTCAACGTATAATAATTTAAGATCTAAGATTTTTTGATTGATACCTGTTAATGAGTAACTTTTTAATTTTGATAAAATTTGTGTTTTATCAAAATCCGATACAAATTCACCATTTTTTGGTTTGATTGTAATCGATACTGTTCCAAATTCAGGTGGATCAAGTTCTTCACCACCAACAACAGACACTGACTCAGTATTTGGATAGATTGTTTGGATTATTGATTCGTAATCCCTTGCTGTAACTGCCCTGTACTGCGAT